CGGCAACTTCACGCTCAAGCTGGCGCCCAAGACGCCCAATCTGGAGCTGATCGGCCGGCACCTGGGCATGTTCGTCGAGCGCAAGGAATTGCGGCTGGGCGAACTGGACAAGAAATCGGACGCCGAACTGGATCAAACAATTGCTCAGGCGGCTGCCGAAATTGCCGCGGCCGAAGGCGTGTCCGTCGAGTCGGTTCTGGCCCAGCTGCGTGCGGCTGGTTCTGGGAACACGATGCACTGATGTCCAATCCGCGTTTGATGCTGGCCAGGGCGCTGCAGGAGCGAGCCTGGCGCGCCAAGCGCAACCGGCTGAAGTACTACCGCCCCTACGAAAAGCAGAGGGAGTTCCACGCACAAGGCGCCGCATACCGCGAGCGCCTTTTTTCTGCCGGCAACCAACTGGGCAAGACCTATTCGGGCGCCTACGAGACGGCCATGCACCTGACCGGGCGCTACCCGGACTGGTGGGAAGGCAAGGTATTCCAGCGGCCGACTGCGGGCTGGGCGGCCTCGGTGTCCTCAGCACTGACCCGCGACGGCATGCAGCGCCTGCTGCTGGGCCGCCCTGGCGTGGACAGTGATCGAGGCACTGGCGCCATCCCGGCGGACGCGATCAAGGAGACAGCGCCGCTGGCCGGCGTGCCGGGCGCGGTGTCCATGATCGTGGTGCGGCACGGCGGCGGCGGTGACGTCCAGGCCGGCGAGAGCGTGCTGGGCTTCCGGAACTACGAGCAGGGCCGGGAAAAGTTCCAGGCGGAGACGCTGGATTTCGTCTGGCTCGATGAGGAGCCACCGCACGACATCTACATGGAGGCCATCACCCGGACCAACACGACGTTGGGCCCGGTGTACATGACCTTCACGCCCCTGATGGGCATGTCGGCGACGGTCAAGCGGTTCCTGATCGACAAGCACACCGGCACGGTGGTGGTGTTCATGGGCATCTACGATGCCGAGCACTACACCCGCGAACAGGCCGACGCCATCCTGGCCAGCTACCCAGAGCATGAGCGTGAGGCCCGCGCGTATGGCAGGCCCGTGCTGGGCTCCGGTGCAGTCTTTCCGGTACCGGAATCCAGCATCGTGGTGCCGCCATTCAACATCCCGGACAGTTGGCCGCGCATCTGCGGCCTCGATCTGGGATGGGATCACCCGACGGCCGCGACCTGGCTGGCCCACAACCAGGACGCGGACATTGTCTACGTGTACGACGCCTACGCGGCCAGCAAGCAGCCCGTATCCATTCACGCCAGCGCGATCAAGGCGCGCGGCAGCTGGATCCCCGTGGCCTGGCCGCACGACGCCCTGCAGGCGCAGAAGGACACGGGTATTCCGATGCGTGACGCATACCTGGCCCAAGACGTCGCCATGCTGCCTGAGCGTACGCAGTTCGAAGACGGCTCCAACGGAGTCGAGGCGGGCATCCAGATCATGCTCGATCGCATGGTTACCGGCCGGTTCAAGGTCTTTTCGCACCTGGAGCTTTGGCTTGCCGAGTACCGCACCTATCACCGCAAGGACGGCGCCATCGTGAAGATAGATGACGACGTCATTTCCTCATCGCGCTACGGCGTGATGTCCCTCCGCTACGCAATCAACAACGTGCCCATCAATTTCAAACGACACCGGGAATCCTGGCGCGCATGAATACTTCCGTTACCGGCTTCCGCCTCCTCGATGGCGACGACGGCGCGACCGCGCACGCCCGCGACCAGGCGCCGGTCGAGCCGGGCGCATTGTCGGTCACCCAGCTGGAGCGCTGGCTCGAGGAGATCCGCGATCAGCCGTCCTGGCGGCGCGAGGCGGACAGGGCCTGCGACTACTACGATGGCAACCAGCTGGACGCCGACACGCTCGCGCGGCTTGAGGAAAAGGGCCTGGGCGCGCTGGTGACAAATCTGATCCAACCCACCGTCAACGCAGTGCTGGGCATGGAGGCGAAGACGCGCACCGATTGGCGCGTCGGTGGGGACGACGACAAGTACCAGGACGTCGCCGAGGCGCTTTCGGCCAAGATGCACGAAACCGAGCGCGAGACGCAGGCGGACACTGCCACGTCTGAGGCATACGCTGGGCAGATCAAGGCAGGGCTGGGCGTGGTCGAGGTGTCCAGGGACAGCAACCCCTTTCACTATCCCTACCGCGTCACCAGCGTGCACCGGTCGGAAATGTCCTGGGACTGGCGCAGCAAGGCGCTGGACTGGAGCGATGCGCGGTACGTGGTGCGCAAGAAGCGGTACGACGCCGACCATATCGCCGCGTTCTTTCCGCAGCATCGGGAAATGATCCTGGCGGCCGCCAACTGGCGCGACTGGTCAGACTATCTGACCAACGAGTCGCGGGCCTCCGCCGACTTCTTCAACGATGCGCTACAAGGCACGCGCACAACCTGGGATGACCTGGATTGGCGCGACATCGACCGTCGCGTCGTGACGTGCTTCGAAGTCTGGTACCGGGTCTGGGTGCGCGGCCTGGTGCTGTCACTGCCCAGCGGCCGGACACTGGAGTTCAACGACAAGAACCAGGTGCACCGCGCATTGGTCGCGTCGGGCGCCGTGCAGCCCAAGCTGGCGGTCTACGACAAGATCCGCACAGCCTTCTACATCGGCCCCATCCGAGTGCTGGACCGTGGCACCAACCGCCGCAGGTTCCCGTATGTACCGTTCTTCGGGTACCGAGAAGACCTGACGGGCGTGCCCTATGGCCTGATCCGCGCCATGATTTCACCGCAGGACGAGGTGAACGCCCGCGCAGCGCGCATGATGTGGCTGCTCAACAGCCGCCGAGCCTTTGTGGATTCGGACGCGCTGGACGAGAAGTACAACACGATGAGCGACGCATCGCGGGAGCTGGGCAAAGCAGATGCATTCCTCGTCACCAACCCCAAAGCACTGCGGGGGCAGATCAAGGTAGAAACCAACTTCGAGCTATCCCAGCAGCAGTTCCAGATCATGCAGGAGCGCAAGCAGGCCATCCAGGAAGCCGCTGGCGTATACGCCGCCATGATGGGTCAGCAGTCCAATGCCAGGTCCGGCTTGGCTATCCAGTCGTTGGTGGAGCAGGGCGTCACGACCCTGGCCAAGATCAATGACCACTACCGCATCGCGCGCCGCGGCGTGGGCAATGCGCTGCTGGACCTCATCAAAGAGGACATGACCGATCAGGCGGAAATCCTGGTCGACAACGGCACGGTCAAGCGCCGGGTGATCGTAAACATTCCTCGCAAGGATCCGATTACCGGTCAGTCCTACAAGGAAAACGACGTTCAGACGGCACCAGTAAAGGTCGCCCTGACCGATGTGCCCAGCACGCCTACCTATCGCGCCCAGCAGTTCGCCGCCTTCGCGGAAATCCTCAAGTCCATGCCGCCCAACATGCAGGGCCTGCTGATCCCGTTCGCGCTGGAAATGTCCGACTTCGGCAAGCGCAAGGAAATGGCTGAGTTCCTGCGGTCGCAGTTGGGGATCCAGGCTGATCCCAATTCGCCGGAGGCGCAGGCCGCCAAGGCGCAGGCAAACGAGGCGGCCCAGGCGCAGATGCAGGCCGCGATGGCGGAGGCGCAATCCAAGGTCGAGGAGCGTCAGGCCCGCACACAGAAGCTGCTGGCCGAGGCCGAGCGCATCCGTGCCGAGGCCGGCGCGGCCGGCGACGCCGATACGGTCGGCCAGGTCGACGGCGCGATGGCGCGCTATGAGGAAGAACTGCAGAAGCTGCGCCAGCAGGTGGCCGATCGGACGACCGAGTGGCAGACCCGTCTGCAGCAGACCGAAATGCACGAACAAGCCGAGACCGTCCGGGCGCGCATCCGCGCCGAAGCGGCGACCGGCGGCGCCCAGCTGCAGGAGCGATTCGCTCAACTGACAGACGAGGTCGACCACGTCCTGTCCCGCCTTGGCGGCCGGCAGGTAGCGGCCGCGTAGCGCCACACAGATTCCCCGCCCTGGGACACGGGCAACCCGCAGGCCCCCATCGAGCAATCGCTGGGGGCTTTTTTCGTTTCCACCCACGGACCTATCCGAAAACTAGGAGCAGGAAGAGATGAGCACGGAGAACACGACGGAATCCCCCATCGCTAACCTCAATGAGGTTTTGCGCGACCCCCTCAGCATGTCG